AAGGCCCATTCGCATAAGCGCCATTATGGGTCGCCCGGCGGCGCCTTCGGCTATGGTTTGCAAGTCGTTGATCGGTTCGACGGAAGCCGTCGGAACCGAACGCATCAGGCACTTAGGCGGCCTCGCGGGCTAGGCGGACGCCCGCCCGCGCGAACGCCTTGCGTAACCTCTCAACCTCGGCCCGCCGCATCGCCTCAGCGTGAACCCGGTCGTAATCCTCGCCAGTGCCGTATTTGCGCCAAAGCTCCTGTTCGGCCCACGGCAATGCTACGTCGCGGACCACGTGACAACCTGCGTAGAAAAAGACCTGTATCGTTGGCTCGCGCTCGGAAAAGGCGAGTTCGTCCGCCACGGCCTCAAGCAGCTTTTCATCAATCTGCACGGTCGGGTATCCTCTTGATTGGTTGGCATCCCACCATCTCCGTCGAACGCATCAGTCACTTGCGACTGCCGGCCCGCGCCACGCGCCACGCCGCGCGAAGGGATGCGGCGATTGGCAGGTAGCGGCGCCACCCGCGATAGCTGTTCCAGAAGCGCTGATGGAATGGGCGCAGATGTAGTTGCATGGTTTGGTTCCCCACGGCTCCACCGAACTGATCAGTCACTTAGCGGCGCGCGTTTCGGCTCGTCGTGCGATGGCCCGTTCCATCACGATGCGCAGGCTGTCGGCCACCGTGCCGTCGCCGTCGTGGTGGATCCCCTCGTCAAGCTCTCTATCCTTGAGGAGATCGGCATCCGGCCCGTTCCGGTCGGGGCCACAGCTCGCGTCGCGACTGACGCTGCAAGAGCCGACAGACCACCACCAACCCGGCAGCCGACGCTCAAACTCCGCGATGGCATGCGCCAGCGCCCCCGTGTCTTGCGGTTCCATATTGCCTCCTCTCAGGGGGTTCGAATTCTCTCTCCGAATGCCAACTAGCGCCCCCTCATCCGCAGCCAGTCAGCCATCGACCGCACGCGGTAGACGCCTCTGGTGCTGGTTTTGCGGTAGACCCACAGCGCGGCCGGGTTGTCGAAGTAGCGCAGGCGCCAGGACTTCATGGCGCGCCCTCGGCGCTCGCCCCACCATCTGCCCCACTGGCAGGATGCTGTTGGGACTCTTCCAGGCGGACGATGAGCCAGTCGAGACTTACTACCTTGTCACCCCGCTCTCGGCTGGTGTGTAGACTGGCCAGCAGGGCTGCGACTGTCTCTCGTCCCTCGCGCAGTCGGGCGTTCTCGGCTTCAAGCTCGGCGTAGCGCAGGGCTTCACGGGCACCCCGAATGATCTTCTGTCCGCTCATCGCATTCTCCCTGTTCGAAGGAACCCTTCTCCGTCGAACTCAGGGCTCGCTGTAACCCTCGGCGGCCATAAAGCGGGCAAGCTCGGACACGAGGGAACGGGCCTCGGGCGCAAACGCCTCGCCCTTAGTGGGGTCGTCTTCGCTGTAGTTCTCGACGAGCCACGCATACAGGCGGTGCGTCGGATGCGGCTCCAGAAGACGCAGCCTGTCCCGCTCGGCCGTGAGCGTGGCGATAGGGCCAGCCAGGATAGCATCGGCATAGGCGTAGTGGGCTTCGGACGCCGCCGGATCTTCAGCCAGCGGGCGGGGTGTCCAACCCGGCCAGAACTGCTTCGTCATGATCCGGTTGGAGACACCGTACAGCAACTGCGCGATCTCTTCGCGCAGAGCGCTCGTCGTCTCTTGGCTATTCGCCGGCACGGTGCGGTAGACCGTCTCGCCGCGGCCCGGCGGGTCGTCTGGCAGGTCGTCGCTCATCGCATGTATCCTTCGGGTCTACCCTTCTGATACGTCCAAGCTTTCGCGTCAGACATAATCGCGCGGGTTGATGCGCCGGAAGACGAGCGGGAAGAATTTGCATTCTGCCCACGGGTACATTTCCGCGGTAAGCTTGCGTGACATGAGTTCGTCACCGTTGCACTGCGGCGACATCGAGCGCTTGTCCCAAAATATGAGCCCCTTGGTCGGGTGAACGCTCCACCAACGGTCTTTCAGGCACACAATAATTCCGGCGGGTGGGGTGATCGCTTCGGCCTCAGACAGGAAGACAAGGCGCGGGTGATCTTCGGGAACGGCCATCATAATCTTGTTCTCCAAAACGAACGTCTTGCAGGGTCTACCCATGCGAGGCACGGGCTTGAGACATTTTCCGCGTCTCATTCGGGTCTGTTTTGGATTTCCGAGACGGCTTGGCGATAACGTCTAGAGGTATCTGAGACGATTTCACGGATCTCGTTGCAGGCGATCCGCGTCTTCGGGTCGTGGTCGTGGGGCGGCAAGAGCGGCGCAATGACCTTGAGCAGGGCGCGGAGGTTGGCGTTCTCAGATCGCGCCTTCCTCGCATTGGCCTCTGCCGCCTCAGCGCGGGCAATGACCTCGGCGCGGGCGAGGAGGGCGGCGCGCAGCTTCCGGTTCTCGTCGCAGAGACGGTTCTGAAACTCGCGGCATTCCTGGCGGCAAGCTTCCACATCCTCGCACGCCCATGCGTGCGGCTCGCCGGCCTTGGCGACGTATCTCTTGGCGCGGGATCCGTCATCGTTGAGACAGAAACGGCAGAAGCTGGTCATCGCTTGCATGTTTTTGGTCCCTGTCTGTATCAAATTAACTTCCGGCCATTCGCATAAGCTCGCCAACTGGAACGTGGTATCCTCGCATTTGACCTAGTCTGGATAGTAATACGCAATCACTTCGTCCGCCGAAGGCACGCGGAACCAAATGCCTTTCTTCCGATAAAGCGGGGTGTCCCAATCAGGTTGGATTTCCTCTTCTCCGCTCCGATCCAGAATTACCATGAAACCGACCGAGCCTTCCCGTTCCCATCTTCTGACTGCCGCTGCGAAATCACGCTTGCGTCTCGCCCTATAGATTTCCGGGGTCGGCGCGCGGCTGGCGGATCCGACGTCGAGAATGTCGCGCATTGGCTATGGCCTCGCAGGTTATGGGTGGAACGTCCCGACCGCGGGCAGATCAGCGCTCGCCGTCTCGCCCTCGCGCAGGGCCGGGACGGGCTTGATCACAAAGCGTCCGTCCGCGAGCTCGTGGCGGGCAGGATTGGCGCCTTTGCCCTGTCCGAAATACTTGCCCCGATAGGGGCGGTCGGTTGGCTGGTCGAGCAGATGGAACGCCAATTGACACACCGGGTCGCCGGCGCGGTACTCGACGAACTCGTCTCCGAGATTGACGAGCTCCAGGGTCAGGTTTGCCTTTCCGCCTTCTTCTCTCGGGCCGGAAAAGCCAGGATCCATCAGCGTGTTGAACGCCGAGACGAAGACGCGCGCATAGCTGCTCTTGTCGATCACAAAGGCCGCGACATCATCCGGCATGATGAAGTCTTCGACGGTCCAGGCGAGCGAGAAGGGCTTCGGCGTGTTGTGCAACCGCTTCTGAATGCGCCATTCCTCGGCGGTGTCGAACCCGTACTTCAGCACATGCTCTGCAAGCATAAAGCCGGGATGAGGTCCGAGCACTAGGTCGTGGTCGATGCAGACATCATAGGAGCACGCGCTTAAGCCGGCCGACTTGCCATTGATAACGCGCTTCTCTGCTGAGAAGCCAACGATCATCGGGCGCTCGCCCTGACAGCGAGCAAGGATGGATTGGGCCGAGAGGATCACAGCAGTCCCCACCAAAGGCAGAGGTTGACGACGGAAGCGGCAGCCGCGCAGACGACGCCGCCAGTGACGATCGCGGCGAGGAGCGCTTGCCTGATCGCGTGGAGGGGCGGCGGAAGCGGCTCCTCGAGGTCGGGCGGGACGTGGCCGATCTGGCGGGATTTGGCGCGCCAGGCCGCCTCGGTGCGATGAGGCGCCATGGTCAGAAAGCCTTCTCGGGGTGGAGGATGGACACGATCTCCCCGGGGTATTCCCGGCACAGCGCGGCGCGCTCCGCGACGGCATCCTCGATGGTCCAGCAAACGGCCAGGACGACAGTGCCGACCGCGACGCGGTAGGGCGGCGGGGGCTCGTCTCCTGCGAGCTGGTCGCGGATCCATGCCGTCTCGCGGCGGATCCAATTGGTGAGAGCCTGCAGCATCACGCCACTCGCATGAGGGCGGCGCAGGCGCCGACGACGAAAGCGATCAGGCCGTAGCGGGAGACGGCGCGCATCGAGCGCGCGAAGGCCAAATCAGCGGCCTGGAGGCGGTAGGCGAGGCTATCAAAAAGCATGATGGGGCGCTCCATCTGGAACGCCCCTGTGTAACAAGATGTTTCGATACGGGCAAGCCCGTTTCAAAACACCGCTGCGACGCGAGAAAAAAATTCAGCGGATGCCGGAACCAACGACCAGATGCATTTTCGCAACTGATGCGCGAGGAAATCTTAACTCCTGCGCGGGGTTGAGCTGTTCCACGATGACGTCGGCTTCCGTCGTTCGCAGGTACTTTTTCACCATGCCGACGATCTCGTTGTGACCATCCGAGACGTGCAAAAGCACATACGACCCAGGATGCACCGGCCGCGAGGGGTGAATGAAGACCAACTCGCCCGGCTCGTAGCGCGGACTCATACAGTCGCCCACGACCTCGACCGCATAAGCGTTTTCGACATTAGCCAGTGCCCCTGGGCACGCCACCTGATCTGAGATAGTGCCATCCAACACCAGTACGCCCCCGTCGCCCGCCTGGGCTCGCCCGAGCACAGGAATTAACCTTTGAGTAGGTATAGCGGGCACTGTACGGGGGGCAACGTTAGAAACGGGGGAGGAGTATGGCGTGGCAGGCATGTCTCTACCATGCCACAGCCATTCGAAGGAGGTACCCAACAATCTTGCGTACAATCTAGCTGCGTTCTCGGTCAGGTCCCTGGCTCCGTTTTCGTGACTTCTATATGTGCCGGGGTTCACTCCCGCCTCGCGCATCGCCTCTCCGGCGCTATTGGCAGATTTGAAACCAGCATCGATGCGAGCTTGCCGGAGGCGCCCGCGGCGCAGGTCGTTTTGTGTCGGCGGCATATCCTGTCCGGGGTTGTGGGGCCTACCTTCGTCGAACGCGTTCATAGCCACTTCCCCGTTTTAATGGGCTTGACACTGTTTCGATACGCACGTATCAACTCGTACATGCGACATGCGGTTGTAACAGTAGCAGACCTTATAGCCCTCTGGCCGAGCGCCGAACAGTTCGCTCGTGATCTCGGCTGCAGGCATACGTCGCACGGGCGGACCATGCGGCTGCGAGGGTCAATTCCTCCTCGCTGGTGGCCCGCTGTGATCTTGGCGGCACGTCGCCGCCGGATCGAAGGAATTGATGAGGAATTGCTGGCGCGGCTCTATGAAGCGCGCCAAATCGAGCGGCTAAACAGCGCTCAACCGCCGCGGCGTGCTGCCGCGTGAGAGACTTCTCTCTCTTTTGCGTCGTGGTGGTGGCCTTGGGCGCCGCCCTGATCCTTCTCCAGGCCCCTGAAAAGTCGGCCTGGCCCGTCCAACCCAATGGCCCGGTGGTGATCCTGCCGGCGCAATGAACGGTGCCGCGCGCACCGAACGGGGGAGGTGTGCATTGTCGGACCCTAACATCATCGGACCATTCCAGCTTGAGCAATCCAGCCACGGCGTAGTCTTCCGGGCGGTGGGCTCGAAGCTCTCTTGGACTGTCTCTTTCGATGGCTGCCGCAGACTGCGCCAGCGCCTCGAGGAGCTTGAAACGAACGCCCGCCTCGCGGCGGCGGTCGAGCGCGGCAACGGCTTCAAGCGGAGCTGATCATGGCGCACCGATCCAAGCTCGGAACCGGGTGCCAGATGAAAGCGCTCGAGCTGCTTCAGTCCGGCATGTCGCGCGGCGATGTCTGCGCCGAGACCGGCCTCTCTCGTGATTATGTCTCGCGGCTCGCGAACAGAGCCGGGATCCCGCCCGAGGCAGGCCCATGGCAGGAGCGATACGACAAGGTCGTCGCTCTCCTGCGCGGCGGCATGCCTCAGAAAGAGATCGCGCGGCGCGTGGGGCTCTCCCCGCAGCGTGTCAGTGAGATCGGGCGCAAGACGGGCGTGCTTACCTATAAGATCCCGCCCCGCCATGTCAAGAAAATCGAAGTTCCGCGTTGGGTACATCCCGACAACCGTCCTCTTTATCGCGATCTCGCCGAGATCGAGGATGAATACGCCGCCGCGAGCTACTTCCGGCGGATGCAAGCTCAACATGCAGTGGCCTGAATGTCTCGCGTCGGTCATTTGGTGTTGTCCGCCGCCCGGCATTTGATCTGCCAGGATGCCCCTGCCGGGCGGCGTCTCTTACCACCGTTGCTCTCTCTATGGGTCAAACCATGCCCCGAAGGAGTAGCGACATGAGATCAACTTTTGCCCGGATCTGCGCAATGAAGACAGCAGACGACATCGCGGGGGAAGTGCGGGCCCGCCTGCATGACCTCGTCGTCAGCGCGGAGCGATCTACAGGCTCGCGCATGACGGCTTACCAAACCGTGGCCCGCCGCATCGGCACGTCCGCCTCGTTCGTGCGGAAGGTGATCGGGCGGCAGCAAGTCTCCTTGCTCGCTCACGTCACAGACAATATCCGGGCGGCCCATGCCGCCTACGAGGCGGCGTGCGCGTCCGTCGAGCGGGCTGCGGCCGCTCAACGAGACGAATATTTTGCGCAGGCAGAGGAGGATTGGCATCGTGCGGCTATTCAGGGCTCTCGTGAGCCTCGTGTTCTGGTTCGTCGTGAACAAGGCGCGCCGCTTCAGCCCCTAGTCCCTTCCGCGGACTTGTACGGGTGGCATCCATGACGCCGCGGAAGGTCACGCCGGCCGTCCGCGAGCGCATCGCGCAAATGCAAGAGGATGGCCTCACACAAGAGGCCATCGCTCGCGCCCTCGGCATCTCTCAATCCTACGTCTCGACGCTGGTCGGGACGAAGGGCGATCGCCGGCCAGTCACTGCCGCCGAGCGCAAAGCCATTCGCGAGGCGATCGAAAGCGGCCTCTCGGTCACTGAGACTGCGGCGCGGCTCGGGCGGGCTCGCAAGGTGGTCCAGCGCTATTCGCGCGGCATTCCTCGCGCTGGCGATCCTCGCCGGCTCACACCTGAGCAAATCGCGGAAGCGCGCCGGCTGTGGGTGCTCGGCGTCCCGACCGCGGAAATCGCCGGACGGGTCGGCTGCGGCGAAAAAGGCGTGCGGAGCAACTGCCGCGACCTCGAGCGCCCCGACGTCTCGCCCCGCGAGGCGCGCCTCGTCGCGGCGTACCGGGCCGGCGTGCGCGGCGAACAGCTCGCCCGCCGCTTTGGCTACGGCGGCGGCCATGCGGCGCGACAGGCCGTGCGCCGAGTGATGAACCGGGTGGAGGCCGCGCATGTCTGACGCGCCCGGCCTGCCGGCCGTCATCGTGACGCTGCCCTATCCGCCCTCTGCCAATCGCATGTGGCGGCACGTCGGGGCGAAGGTGCTCCGGTCCGCGACTTACGAGAAGTGGCGCAAGCAATGCGCTCTGCTGATCAACCTCGAAACCAAGGGCTACGGCATCCGTGGTCCCTACGCGATGACGCTAGCGGCCGGCCGGCCGGACCAGCGGCGGCGAGACATCGACAATCTGATCAAGCCGGTTGGTGACGTGCTCGTGCTCGCCGGAGCCGTCGAGGATGACTGCGACTGTCAGCGCGTTGTCGCCGCCTGGGCGCCGGGCGTGACCGGCGTTCGCGTGACCGTGCTCGAAACCCGGCGGGTCGACTGACCCGCCACCAGTTCCCCGCCGCTCGCGGTCGGGATGCGCAGAGCGCGGCTTCGGGTCCGACCCCCGCCCGCGCTCATCACAATGGAGATAGACATGGCAATCAGCCTCAAGAGCCTGCGGCGCACGAGGAGCGCGGACCCGCCGCGGCTCATCCTCTACGGGCCCGAGAAGGCCGGCAAAACGACCCTGGCAAGCGAGTTCCCGGCGCCCGTCTTCCTGCAGACCGAGCAGGGCGCCGGCCTTCTGGAAATCGATACCTTCGGCAAGCTCACAAGCTATGCCGACGTGATGGACGCGATCGGCGCCCTGTATGACGGCGACCATCAATTCGGAACGGTCGTCGTCGACAGCGTCACCGCTCTGCAGCCGCTCATTTGGGCCGAGACCGGCGAGCGCGGCGACGACAAGGGCAACAAAAAGAAACGGATCGAAGATTTCGGCTATGGCAAGGGTTACGTCTATGCCTTGCAGGTGTGGGCGGAATTCCTCGAAGGTCTGGAGGCGCTGCGCCGCGATCGGAATATGGGCATCGTCTTGATCGCCCATAGCAAAATCGAGCGGTTCGATGATCCCGAGACGGTCGCTTATTCGCGCTATGAGATCGATCTGCACGAAAAGGCGCGGGATTTCCTCAAGCGCGAGGTCGACGCGGTGCTTCTCCTCAAGCCCGACGTGACGATCAAGACGGAAGATGCGGGCTTCAACAAGACCAGGGCGCGGGCGGACGGCGGTCGATCCGTCTGGATCCATGGCACGTCCCGCCCCGCCTACACGGCCGGTTCTCGCTACAGCCTGCCGGATCGCATCCTCTACGAACCCGGCCAGGGCTATGCCGCCCTTGCCGAGTATTTCCCATCCTCACCAGCAAAGCAGAAGGCGGCGTAACCATGGCTGATCTTGGAAACGTTTTCGACCCAAACGAAGTCCCGGAAGATGATCGCAATTTCGAGCCGCTGCCGGCTGGCGAATATGTGTGTCAGGTGATTGAAAGCGATCTGGAGGAACTGAAGTCCGGCAAGGGTGACGCGCTCAAGCTGACAATCGAGGTCATCGAAGGGCCGCACGCAAACCGGCGCCTGTGGGATCGGCTCAACATCAGGCACGACAATGCCACCGCGCAATCCATCGCGCAGCGGGCGCTCGCGGACCTCTGTCAGGCGGTCGGCGTCGGCGCGATCCGCGACAGCGAGGAATTGCATTACAAGTCGTTCGTCGCGCGGATCGCCATCGAGACGGACAAGAGCGGGCAGTATGAGCCGCGCAACACGGTGAAGCGCTACAAGGCCCGCGCGGGCAAGCCGCCCGCCGCTAAGGCGGCGCAGCCGCAGCGTTCCGCGGCTGCGCAGCGGGCCGCAGCCTCGTCGACCGGCGCCCGGCCCTGGTCGCGCTCAAGCGCCCCGCAGCGGCCCGAGATCGACGACGATATCCCGTTCTAGCGCACAGGCGGCCGGCCGGAGTTTGGAGCGCTCCGGCCGGCCGCTCTCCCCATGCCTGACGACACGGAATCACGCGGAGCGCGCGGACAATGACCTATACACCATTGCGAGGCAGGAGAGTGACCCTCGACCGCGAGGCCGGCCCGTTCCGGCCCTGCCGCTACTGCGACAGCGCCGTTGCCGTCATTGCGGACGGCAGCGGTCCGCATCTCGCGGCGATCCGCTGCGCCGGCTGCGAGCGGCATCTGTCGTGGATGCCTAAAGCGGACCATGCGCGCCTCTGCGCGGAAGTGGGGGCGCGCTGATGGTGGCGATCCCCGCCCCGATCTCGCACACCGTCCTGGCGATCGACGCCGCGACTGCGGCCGAGGCGCAAGCCGACGCCTGGGACAGCGCCGGCATTCCGATGTCGAGCGTTGGCGACCCGTGCGACCGGGCGCTTTGGTATCTCCTGCGTTGGGCCGCAGAGCCAGAGCAGATGACCGGCCCGAAGGCGCGCCGGCTGCGCGGCGGGCGGATTTTCGAGCCGCTGATCCTCGACGGGCTCGCAATGACCGGCGCCGACGTGCGGCGCATCGATCCGGCGACGGGCAAGCAGTACGCGGTCGCGCTCGCAGGCGGTTGGCTGCGCGGGCGCATGGACGCAGTTGCTACCGGCATCATCGAGGCGCCGAAGGCCGAGCACGTCGTCGAGGGAAAGGCGATGAACGAACGCGCCTTCAAAGACTTGGAAAAGAAGGGGCTGCGGGATGCGAAGCACGATCATTATGCCCAAGTGCAGCTCTATATGCACGGAAGCGGCATACATCGCTGCCTCTACCTCGCATTATCAAAAAATACTGACGAGCTTTATGCGGAGCGGGTCGCCTATGACCCCGCGTTCGCTCTCGCCCTCGTCGCTCGGGTCGAGCGCATCGTTGCCGCGCAGCGACCTCCCGTCCGCCTCCATGACGACCCGTCCTCGAAGTCGGCGTTTGCCTGCCAATGGTGCCGGGCGCGGCCACAGTGTCACGAGGCGGCTTTCTCGCGGGCGAATTGCCGGACCTGCCTGCATTCATCCCTCGCCGATGGCGGGCGCGTGATCTGCGAGCGGGGGGGGCGAGCGCTGTCCTATGAGCAGCAACAGGCCGGCTGTCCGGCGCATCGCTACGTGCCCGACCTCGTGCCTGGCGAGCAGGTCGACGTGATCGGCGACGATGTCGTGATCTACCGCCTCGCGGATGGATCCGAGTGGCGCGACGGCGCGGGGGTGGCCTGATGCCAGACCTGCGCCCCTACCAACGCGAAGCGGTTGATTCCGTCCTGAAATACTGGTCCGAGGGCGGCGGCAACCCGCTCGTCGAGGCCGCAACCGGCGTCGGCAAGTCCGTGATGATCTCGACCCTTACGCGCGAGATCATGACAAGCTGGCCGGACATGCGCGTGCTTATGCTCGTGCACGTCAAGGAGCTGGTCGAGCAGAACGCGATGGCGCTCCTGCGCGACTGGCCCGGCGCGCCGGTCGGCATCAACTCGGCCGGGCTCGGCCGGCGGGACGAGCGGCACCCGATCCTGTTTGCGAGCATTCAAAGCGTGTTCCGGTCGGCGAAGCGGCTCGGGGCGCGCGACCTCGTGCTGATCGACGAAGCGCACCTCGTGCCGAAGTCGGGCGATGGGATGTACCGTCGCCTGCTCGATGATCTGAGAGAGCAGGCGCCCGACCTGCGGGTGGCGGGCTTCACGGCGACCGCCTATCGGCTCGACAGCGGGCGCCTCGACGTGGGCGACGATCGGCTGTTCGATCGCATCGTGTTCTCATACGGCATCGGTGAAGGGATCCGTGACGGGTACCTGTCGCCGCTGATCTCAAAGGCGACGCTCACGAAAATGGACGTCTCGGGCGTGGCGCGCCGGGGCGGCGAGTTCGTCGCCGGAGCGCTCGAGGCTGCGGTCGATCAGGAGGCGATCACCCGCGCGGCGGTCGACGAACTTGTGACGCTCGGCGCCGAGCGCAAGTCCTGGCTCCTGTTTGCCGCGGGCGTGGGGCACGCCGCGCACCTGCGGGACGAGGTTCGCTCGCGCGGCATCTCCTGCGAGATGGTGTCTGGCGACACGCCATCCGGCGAGCGGGACCGGATCATCCGCGACTTTCGCGCCGGCCGCATCCGCTGCCTGACGAACTGCGCCGTCCTGACGACCGGCTTTGATGCGCCAGGCGTCGACCTCGTCGGAATGCTGCGGCCGACGCTCTCGACTGGCCTCTATGTGCAGATCGTCGGGCGCGGGACGCGGCTCGCGCCCGGCAAAGAGAACTGCCTGATTTTGGATTGGGCGGGCAATGTGCGCCGTCACGGGCCGGTCGATGCGCTCAACGTGCGCGGCACCGGTGGCGGCACGGGCGCCGCCGTCACGGTCGACACGGTGCGGGCGAAGGAATGCCCGAAGTGTCAGACCATGGTCGCGCTCAACGTGATGACCTGCACGGCCTGCGGGCACGAATGGGAGCGCGACCTCACGCCGAA